TCGAACTGTTACCCTTCAGCGGCACGATGCCGAAAGCATCGCGCGCGAAGTAGAGCACCGGATAGACGTCGACGTTGGTGTCACCGCGCAAACCCGAGGTGCTGATCGCGGCACCAGCCCCGACGAACGGAGCTGCAACCGTAGTCGCGATGTACCGGACCTGCTCGACCGAACCGATCTCACCCTCCCACGGAGAGTGGTGCGGGCCGTAGTCAGCAACCGCCTTGAAGCCCTGCATCTCGCGGATGTCGGTCTCCAGGTCGGGGTGCACGACCGCCACATAGCAGGCCTCGACCGACTTTGTGTTCATCTGCGCCGAAGACGCCACGACGGAAGTCAGTTTCTTGGCATTCTGTCGGTTGAGTGCGGTCGTCACGCGCCGCTGATCGGCGAGCGTGATCTTGTTGATGACGGACACCCGGTCCGCGACCATGCTGGCGTACGCCACATTGGTGCCGGCCTTGAGAATGTTGTAGCGCAGGGCCTCGACCGTCTGCGCCGCGTTCTCGCCCAGCACATCCGTCGCCACGGCGAGGATGTCATCCGGATGGGTCTCGTTCACCACGTCGGTGATGGTCACGTAGTCGCCGTACTGCGCCAGCTGGACGGTGTAGTCCTGGTTGGCGAGCGAGCGGCCTTCGGGCGTCACGCCCTCGACCAGCGGCGTTGTGGCCAGCGGGGTGTAGAAGTCCCCGGTTCCGGAGCCGGCCGAGCCAGTCGCGCCGGACAGGAAGTAGCGCCGGAACTTCGCGACCTGCGTCGAGTTGGTCGGCAGAGGATAAGTCTGTCCAAACTTCTCGAGCACGAGCAGCGGAAGTGCGCGTGTGAGCATCCGCACGACCGCCCAAGCAGCCACTGCGGGTGTGATGTCGCCGTAGGTTACCATTTTCCAAGCCCCCTAGCCTGATTGAATTACGTTGGCATCATCTCGGCCGCGTACTTCTCGAACGAGGAGTTGAAATCCTGTGGGTTCTCACCCTCGGGCACCTGCGTTCGATCACTACCGACTGGGGCCAACGAATCTGCCGCTTGGATGGCAGCGCTAGACAGCTCAGTTGCGGGTTTCTTGGGAGCGGGCGGCGCTGCTGCGGCTGGTGCCGCGGGTGCTGCCGGTGCTGCTCCTGTCGAAGCCCGGTAACGTCCGACGAGATCAGCGATCTCCTCCGATGTCCCGGTCTGCATAACCTGTTTGTACGCAGGCTGCAAGTACTCAGGTTGAGTGTCCACCCACTTCGACACATCGGCTTCGAGATTGTCGGAATAGTCGGGCACCAACGCCTTCACCTCTCCGAGGTGCATCGAGTTTCCGACAGTCGTCAGCTGCTCGCGCAGCGGTGCAAGCTCCTTGTTGACTTCGGTGAAGACGAACTTGAGCAGATCCGTGTACTCGACCCGGCGCCGGAGCGTCTCGGCGCGCGCCACATCCGGCCAGTCCTTCTCGTACGTCGCCAATGTCTCCAGCTCGGCAGCTGTATAGATCGGATCCTGAGGCGCCTCGGGCGCTGGCGGAGTTTCTGCGGCCGGCGGGTTTTTGATCGCCTCGGCCAGGCGCGCGAGCACGTCGTCGACGGTGGTATCGGTTTTCGGTGCTTCGGCGGGAGGAGTGCCCTCGGCAGGCGGCGTACCTTCAGCCGGTGGCGTACCCTCGGCAGGGGGAGTGCCCTCGGCAGGGGGAGTGCCCTCGGCAGGAGGAGTACCTTCCGCGGGTGGCGTACCCTCGGCAGGCGGCGTACCCTCGGCAGGCGGCGTACCTTCAGCCGGTGGCGTGCCCTCGGCAGGCGGCGTACCTTCAGCCGGTGGCGTGCCCTCGGCAGGCGGCGTCTCGTCGGGCTTCGCCGGGATCGCTCCTTCCGCAGCCGCAGCGGTGTCGAACGCGGCAGCAAATTCGCCTCCTTCGGGATGTCCGTCAGGTGCGCGAAGATAGCGCCCCGCCTTGTGCTCCGCCGGGGTCATCGCGGCGCCTGCGAGCCAGATATGTTTGGGGGTCATTTAAAGCTGCTCCTGAACAGGTTGCGGCGGTGTCTCGGTCAACTCCCGATGCAACTTTTTCAAGCTGCGCACCGCACCTTGCACTCGAAGCATATCTTCACCCTCTGCGTCAACCAGACTTTCTTTTTGGTAGTCACAGAAAGACTGCACTAAAGCCACTGCCTCGCGAGCGATCGGATCGTTGAGCGCCGCCGCCTCACGCAGCCTTTTTGCCTGCTCCTGCCATATTCCCTTGGGTGTCATCGGGTGCTCCTGCTTCGGTCAATTTCACGACAGTGTCGATAGCCGCGCTGTCCGCAGCGGCAGTGTTCTTCTGCCCCTGCGTGACGTTCTTGAACGCTCCGGAGAGAATGTCGCGAACCTGCGCCTCGAGCAGCCGGTCCTGCTTCGCCTTGTCGTCAGCGGCGAGCTGCGCACGAGACTGAGCCCGCATCGCGGCGACGTCCTCGCTCACCAGCATGCCCGACAAGTCGCGCGATGCGAACTTCGCCTCGATCATTTTGCGTTCGTCGATGTGGTCGCGCTCGTCCGGCGTCAGCGTCGTGCTAAGCTGGTCGATCTGCATACCCCGGACTTCCTTCGCGATCAGGCTCGTAGCACCGCGCGGGATCACGTCGTAGTCGCCTTCCGGCGCATGGTCGGGGTTGAATTTCTTGTTGAAGTTCACAAGGCTCCAGATCACCGACTGGGTGAAGCTGTCGTAATTGCGAACGATGTCCTTGAACGGCAGCGCCGCATCGCCGCGCACTGCAGACGCACCGGCCGCGGTGCGCATCGGCTCGGACGGCATCCGGGTCATGTCCCCGCCGGTCTGCGGGCCGATGAACGTCTCCACTTCGGCGAACTCGAGGAACATCTTGACGAGTCCCTGCAACTCCTGATGGTGCCCGTCGATCTCGACCGTGCGCACCGCTGGAAACTGTGCCGACGGGCCGTCGTCGTCGCGGTACCAGATCTTGTAGGGCTGCACGCTGGTGAGATCCTGGTCCGGCCGCATCAGCGCGGTGTTGACCTCCAGGTTGGGGCCGCACGTCACCGACGCATTGTCGAGCGCCATGCGGGTCGCCGCGCAAACCGACAACTGGCTGTCGCGCACGATTTCCGGCAGCCCCTGGCCGACCGGGCTGGTGTCGTCCTCGTCGAAGTTGAAGATGTGGGCCGTCTGCATGGTGATCCCGAGCTTGCGCCACGGGTTGATCTCGGCCTTGATGACGTAGTTCTCGACCATCCACAGCTCGGCCTCGATGTCGTCGGCCAGCATGTCTTCCGGCACCTCGGCGCCAGCTTCGCGCAGGGTCTGCGCGCTCACCGGACCCTTCCACACGATGACCTCGTATTTCTCGCGCCCGGAGGTGTGCGTCGAATTCTGCTGGGTCTGGATCGACAGGCCCATGACCTTGAGCTCGGTCTCCCAGCTCTTGGCCTTGTAGTTGCCGCCCGGGAGGTTGATCAGGGCCTCCTTGATCTGGCGCTCGAAGAAGTCCTTGCGGTCGGCCAGTTTCCGCAGCGCCGAGCGCCCAAGCACCTTGCGCACGAAATAGCCCTCGCCAGGCAGCGTCCGCGCGCTCATGTCGGGATAGAAGTCCCACACCGGCAGGAAGTCGTACTGCGGCTTGTACGTCACTCTCGTGATTGGCTCGAAACCGCCTCCGGTGCCCTGGCCGGGCGCCTTCATCACCCAGCCGGACTCATCGACCTTGCGCACGAACGGCCCCTCAAGCACGCCGATGCCGTAGTCGATCCCGCTCTGTGTGACCTTGCGGTTAAGCGTGATCCAGTCGGTGGTCTGGTCGCCTCCCAGCTCCATCAGCTGGTCCTTGATCAGGAGCGACACACCCTTGGCCTGCTTCTCCGCCAGGCGGCGCACCGCGGCTTCGATCAGCTCTTCTGTCAGCTCCACGGCCTCGCCGCCGGCCGAACGCTCCTCGATCATCTGCGAAACGGCGCCAGCCACCATATCGGGGTCCATCGACGGCGAAGGTGAGGCGTTGAGCTCCCAGTTGTCCTCGTTCCCCGGGAACATCAGGTTCATGAGCCGCGACAGCATCGAGATGCACTTGACCCGCGTGAGGCGCGGGTACGCGCGCGAGCGGTTCGGCGGCAGCATCTTCTCGACCTCGGGGTCGTAAACGCCGCGGCGCTGGCGCAGATTGCGCAGGTACCGCTGCTCGGCGGGAAGCCGCTCGGCAGCGTAGCGGTCGAATAGCGCCTTGTACTTCTGACCGAGAACCCGCAGCACGGCCGCGTTGATCTGCCTGACGGGCGACGCGCCTTCGGCCTGGACGGCGGGCAGCGTCTCCTGGCCGGCCATCGGTCCAGCCGTGCCGAATGCCGGAATGCTGGCGTTCATGGTGTTGCCCAACTGCTGCGCCATTTGCCTCCGCCCTCACCTGAAGTGATAGTTCGCGCCGAACGTCCTCGGCGGCTGGAACTGCCCCGCCTTGCCACCGACATATCGCTCATTGCGCAGCGTCTGTCGATGAAAATACCGGCAAAGATACCCGAACCCGTCGCCCGGATGGCTATACTGGTTCTTCTCCGGCGCGATCCCCCGGCTCGTCTCGCGCAGCTGCTCCTTGCTGTCGAGCTGGTAGCGCCAGCCGCCCTTGAGCGCGCGGCAAAGCATGGGACACGCCTGCTCGTCGATGATCAGTGCAGGCATGCCGAAGACCATCCGGGTGGTGAAGTGGTCGATCGCATCGAGCCGCAGCGGCAGCCGGTTATTGTCCTCGGCCCAGGTCGGGTAGTGCTTCTTGATCGTGTCGAGGATCGTCGTCTCGTCGTTGGGCGAGCGGTTCTTCGACGCCGGGTCGGGCGCGATGGTGAAACCGCCCGGCTGGAGCATCTCGAACCCCCGGTTGAGGAACGGCTTGAGACGCTCGTTGATGAAGCGCGAGGCGCCCACTCCCGAGGTGATAATCTCCCCAAGCACGTGCAGCCGCCCCTCGAGATCCTGCTGCCCGAAAATCATCGCCGACCCGCCGATCCCGGGATCGTAACCCCCCACGAGGTGGAGGTTGGGGTTGAACACCAGCGGCACCTTCGAGATGTGCGTGCGCGGGTTGAAGCTCTGGACGACCGGCCGGCCGGCGATGCTGTAGCCCCACTCCGCCTCGAGAAACTGCTTGATCCAGGCCTCGGTCTTGTTCTTCGCCTGGTTGGTGTAGTATTCCCGCCCGCCCGGCAGGTTCTCGACATTCTCGGCGAACGGACTGTATCCCGAAGGCTGCAGGAAGTAGCGCGCGTTGCGCTCGTCGAGCACCACGCGGTGGTGCAGGCTCACCCCCTCGCCCGGCTGGATGACGCCCTGGCCCGCGTGCAGATAGTCGAACCACCAGTTGTCCTCGGTCGACGGGTTGGACGACCCCCACATCCCCCAGTTCGTCGCTCCGCCCATGATGGTCGATGGGTACCGCCCGCAACGAGCCGAGAGCGCGTCGACAATCGCCTGCGGTATCTCGACGAACTCGTCGACGATCGCGAACGTCACCTCGAGCGACAGCACGCGCGCAACGTCCTGCGGGGTGTCGAGCGGGCGGAACATGACCTCGCACTCGACATCGTCGAAGCGCAGGATGAAATTCTTGTCGGTCGCCTTCCAGTGCCCCGCCTGGCCGTCCTTGAACCAGGTGAACCAGCTGTTGAGCGTGGTGTCGCGCAACTGCGTCGAAGTGTTGCGCACGACCACCGCGCGAGTGCGCCGGATGCCGTCAGGTCCCGGCTCCTGGAGCTTGGACATGTAGACGAGCTTGAAGAAGATGCCCGTCGTCTTGCCCGAACCGACCGGCCCGACGAGCCAGTCGTAAAACAGCTCGCCGGGCAGGTGATCCTTGATGAACCGCGAGATCGTCTGCGGCGGAGTGTAGGCAATGTGGGTAGCCATCTCGGGTCGGGCTTATTCTTCCTCGTCGTCTACAATCTCGAGATTGAGTCCGCCGATGAAGCCCGGCCATTCCGCTGCCGGAGCGCCGCCGCCCGCCATGTTGCTGGTGCGCAGATTTTGGTTGGCTATCATCGCCTGCACTGCTGCTTCGCTGGGCAAACTGCCCTGCCCCCACGCCGGAGCATTCTGTGTGGGTGCGCCGTCTGCCCACACAAATTCAGGCATGACCCCATCGGTGAAGGCGGATATTGCATCGGCCTGCGCGGGCTTGGTCCCAGCCATGTTGAACCCATAGTGTGTGGCTGGGCCTTGCGAGCCTGCCGGACGTAACGGGATGCTGAACATGTCGGCTCCGGAAGAGAACAACGCGTCCCATACGTCATTCAGCGTGTCGCGCTGGGCGGCTACTACTCGTGCCATTACAATGCGGAATGCCATGGTGAATGTCCTTTACAGGTTGAAATAAGCGGAGAGAGCCGCTGCGTAGGCCGCTGCGGCAGTGCGCTGCTCGGCTATGTCGGCCTGATCGGTGTTGAGGATGCAA